CATATGGGTCATTTGCTATTTGTCCACCTTCTGCCTGTGCTTGTTGTAGGGCTTCATCCGGTTTAACTAATTTCTTAAATACAAAGTTACCGTCTTCATCCATATCTACATCAAATCCTAAGTTCTTCATTTGTCCAGCAATATTAACTTCTGTTTCACGTCGCCTTAGTGCAGCAGTATCGTCTTCTTCTTCGGAACGTAATAATCTAATTTTCCAATCAGTTATACCAAATTGCTTCTCCATAAAAGGAAACACGTATTTATTGTATACGCTTTGTGCTAATTCTACTGTTCTGTTAGTAACAGTAATCTGTAATCCTTCGTTATTTAATCCACCACCTGCTGTATTATCTGCCTGAAAAATAGGTGATATACCATAGAAAGCACCAATACGTGTTCGTAAATCATCCTTAACTGCGGTATAATCCATTTCCTTTAGGCTTTGCATAAATGGAACCCACTTAACATCACCCCTTCCACCGGCTTCTGTTTCAATTCCCATAATAGGAATATAGTGTGGGTCTTTTTCTAACTTCTCTTTAACACCTCTCCAGTATCTAATTAGAGAATCCATGTTATTTGTTTGAACTGCTAAGATACCCTTTGGTGTTCTAGCCTTACTATATGAAGTATTAATATAATTCTCCATAGCAATCAAAGTAGTAATATGGCTCCACAAAGTAATAATTGGAGAAGTGCCGTATAACCTACTTGGACTAAACTTACTCATGTGAACTACTTCCCCATCAATATAATACTGTTCTTTACCGTGAACTCTATTAGTATATACAACAGGGTGTAGTGAAGCATTACATTCAGGACATTGTTCATAAGGGTCTTCTGTGTATACATCTCTATGAGTAACACACGTATAATGTGCGGTTCCTCTATCTCCATCTTCATCTACATCAATATACATAGTAAGTGGGTCACCCCGATATAGTTCCTTTACCTTATGTAGTTTAATATTACCTAACTCATCTACGTAGTATTCTTTTACAAATATAAGATACGCATCATCAGCAATATTTAAGTCACGCTCGATTTCTTTTAGAACATCAACAAATAATTGGTCTGATTTATTCACATACCCATTTACCATTTTTTCTGCATATTTTTTCTGCATAGGGTCTGGACCCCTAAAATCAAAACTACCACAAGATGAACATTCATCTACTTCTGATTGGTATTCTTCACCACATGCTACGCATTTTTTATAAAAAGCCTTTTCCCACATATATCCTCTACGAAAGATTTCTGTCTTAAGTTGTGTAATACATGTTCTAACAACAACAGATTGGTCTGCTACGTTGTATATAACCGGACCCAAAATATGTTGTGGGTGTTTCTGTTCTTGAATACCTAAATTAAATACTTCCTTTTCTACAGGAGTTGGTGTTCTTCTCCTGATTAAATTACTTATTCTATCTCTTACTCCCATATTATTCCTCCTTTACAATTGATTCTAAATCATCCATTATTGAATTTTTATTATTATCAAAATACTTAACTACTTCTTCGGGGTTAACCCCATATTTATCTAACTCGTAGGTATTACGGGCATCCTTCCAATTTTCATACTTAATAAGTTTAAAAATTTCAGATAACCTTTCTTTGGCCCACGGTTGATTTTTATGATTTTTCTTAATTCTAATTGCTTCCTTAACTAGTTCTCCTTGACTCTTTTTCATCCTTAGATGGGGAATACATTTATCTAATATTGTACCAATATCATTAGCACTATAGAAATTAAGCCTGTGTTGACTTCTATTATTTTCTCCTGCTTTTTGGTCCAAGTGTAATCTTCCACACTTTAGTTCTTTTTCTAATTCAGTAAAGAAAGCCTTTCCTCTACTACCTGTTGCTACCATTCCTACTCTCGGTGCAAACTTACTATCCATAGTTATGTAGCCATCAGAATCAATAAAGCCAGCCACATAAGAATATAAATCTTTACGTATTAAATCTCTAATAAAATAATATTGACTATCTACGTTAGTAGCACCAATTGTGTTAGCCATCTTAGCAATAGTAGACGGGCTAGAATATTTAGAGTGTTTATCGCTCATTTTGGATAATATTGCATTAGATGTAATTCCGGGATTTTCACAAATAATTTGTGTAATTTCTAGTTCTATATTTTCCTTTCTAGATTTTCTAATGTCTTGATGTTTAATAGACCGTAATAAAGAAGATATTTCTTTTTTACCTTCGTTTATTTGTTTTGTTAATTCAGAATATTCTTTACCATATTCTAAGTTCCTTCTGTCTAATTTAGCATCCCACATTTTACATAAATTATCAATTACAGCATTTCTTCTATCACTATCTTTAATGCTATATAATTTTTTAATTTTGGATTCTGATAAATTAATATCATACAAAGGGGAAGTGTATGGTCTTAACCAATAAATAGATTTAACACATTTACCTATGTATTCCTGATAAGCAGTAATTAGATGGTCTATACCTTTAGCAATACTATTACGTTGTTCGCCTTTTAGCCCTCTACGGATTCTCCTCATTTCTTTTACTAAATCAGGAAGTTCCTTTTCTCCTACTATTGGTGAAGAAGGATATGATGGAATATAAGTCATAGCATCAGACAGGTTTACTTCACATAGAGAAGAAATATTTTTTATAATCTCCAGTTCGTTTCCAGATTGCATATCTAACCAGTCGTTAATTTCTGATTTAGTTTTAAGATTCTGCATGATTTTTTCCTTAATGGGTTCTACAGTAGATTCTTCCTGTTGCGTAACCTGTTGCTTTGCTCGGTCTAGTTCTAATAACTGTTCCCTAACCTCATCGGTATCGAATTTAATTAATTCCACGTATACCACCACCTATATACGGCATAGACGGGGAGCCATTATTAAAGATTCCCTCATCATCGAGTAACGTAAATACATCTGAAAACTTCTTTGTAGCATAATTAGCCAATGCTAAAGATATAACCATGTCGTCATGTGCGCCCACGCCTTCTATTTTACCATTATGGTTAATACCGAATGCTTCAAGTTCTTGTATCAATTGTCTACATACGGTTTGTGATTCTTCATTCCCGTATGGAAAAATAATCTTATGATTATCAATATTCATTTGTAAATTTAGAATTATTTCTTGTTTCTTTTTTCTACTCATTGTAAATTCTTTAACAGGAAAATCGCTGATATTTTTTAACTCCATAGCAAATGCCTTAGCAAATGTATTAGTTTCAATCATAACCGTTTCAGGTTGGTATCTTCTACATAGGTCCATAATATGCATAATATGCTCTCTAAAATCTAACCCCTGTGCTCTAAATATCTGAACAATTTTTTTATTCATATCGTCGTCTACCTCTAATACAGTCATAACAGTCCAGTCACCATTTGCTGATATTGCGGGGTCATAACCAATAAAATATCTAAGGTCATCTGACGTGCGAGTAGAAGTTAAAACAGCATCTCTATCTTTACAAGCCTCTACATGTTCAGGGTCGAATAACATTGTATTAGTACTAATGGGAATACAAAGATATTCTCTGGTAAACTTACTAGAACCAATTTCTAACTTACGTTGTTCTAGTTTATCTTTATCCCAACGACCCGGCCATAATGCTTCACCTGCTTGATTAATAGCGGGGTATCTTTTTACATCGTATGCTGGATTTTCTGATAATTGTGCAAATATATCTGTATATGTAAATGGTGTTCCAACCATTCTAAGGGCGGCTGTATGGTGTAGTGTGGGTATCATATCACCCCAAAACCAATCAGTTACGCGTTGAATAGCATTCATTGAAAACTCTTTTAGTGGGTCGTCAATAATAATTTCTTGAGGGTGAAGTCCACGAATCTGTGAACCAACGGAACGCTCAAGTATTTCATTTCCGTTTGTTAAGCGCATAGCACCTACTGCCCAACCTGCTTTGGGCTTAAATTTTTTAATTACTGGGTTATTACTAAACATTCGGTCAATGTCTTTCATATGAACCATTGTTTGTTTGTGATTAGAAGAAATGTAAAGCATCTGATACGGAGGTTCTTGGAATATTAATTGAAACACACACCATGAATGAAAGAAAACAGATTTACCGTGGTCACGGGAACAAATAATTACTGTTCTGTTTGTTTCTTGGACTTCTTTTAACCACTCTCTATGGAATGGAGCCATTTCATATCCTAGAACTTTGGTAAAGAAATATTCAAAATTACCTTTGGACATTTTTAAGTCCATATCGTAAATTAAGTTATCCAACTTTACCACCTTAACGTTTTAAGAAAATCTAAATGTTGTTTTCCGTATCTTTGTTCTGCTCCCAATACATTAGTAGGAAATTTTCCTTTTTTTCTACCTCTCTGTGATAATTCTAACGTGGCTAATTTATTTTTTTGTTCAGGAGTTTTAGCATGTTTATTTACATAGGCAACTATATTTTTAATGCTAGTCGGTAGTCCGGGGTGATGTTCTTGAGTAACATTATCTGTTATGTAATCTACACCTCTTGGTGGTTGTCCTCTCGGACCCACTAATTTAAATGTATATGGATGTTTTAAAAAACCAACCATAGCAAGATAAGGGTCTTTAGGGTGTTGACTTTGAAATGCTACCCATTCTCTAGAAGCATCTGCTTGTTGTTCATCCCAAAAAAAATCAAGGTATGGGTTTACTGAATAATCGGCTGCGTGGCCCGCTTCGTGATTAATAAGAGCAACTACAAATTTTTGTAATTCTTCATCTTTAGGCGTTCTTTGTAATTTAGCCTTTAG